CGTTCCCACTTAGTGTCCATGATATTTACATACGGACGCTCAAGGTGTATGGGAAGACGCGGTACGGCGTGCGGTTTACCAGCCGCGGGCGTCGGCAGTCGGGCATGCCCGACACATCCAGTGGCAATTCACTTCTCAATGGCCTTGCCCACCTTGAAGCCTACACGTCTGTGTTTGGTCATCGGGTCGCCGCTATCCGCCGTGGCACCGTGCCGTACCATGTCATGGTTCTCGGCGACGACAATCTGTCCCAGTGGCCCGCCCCTGCGCGGCCTGAGCACACGCCACCACGTGTTAATGCAACCGTGGCTCGTCTCACTAGCCTCGGCTTGCGTTCCAAGATGATAGCCCGTACCACGCTTGATGCCGCGACTTATTGTTCCGCGTTGTTTTGGCACACTGACGGCGGGCGGGTTCTCGGCCCGCTGCCCGGACGACAGCTCGCCAAGATTGCCTGGACGCATCAACAGCAGCGCCACCCGTTACAGTGGGTTCGCGGAGTCGCTCAGGGTTTCGCGCGCGACGCCGCCTTTGTGCCCATGCTCAACGATTACATTGCGTACTCCCTCGATGCCACGTCCGGCCATCGTGCCGCAAATGTCGTCGAGGAACGGCGCGCCCGCGCACACTACTGGCACGAGGCCACTCCTGCCACCAACGCCCAATTCCAGGTGCGGTACGGTGTTGCGCCTGATGCACTCTTTTCCACGTTTCTGTCTGGCCAGTGCATGCCTGGCCTTTACAACCACCCTATCGTCCAGGCCATGGTCGCCATTGACACCGCTGATAGTTTTACACGCATTCGTAGCCACTTCGCTGGCGATACCCGCGTGCTTTCGCCCGAGACGGCTTGTGTCGGTGCCAAGTGGCCCATTTACACGCTTGTGCCATTGTTCGAGGAAGTCATGTCGCATGCCGTACCCCCGCTGCGTATAGTCTTTCAGGCTATTGACACCTCATCCAACCTGCTCAAGCGCGGGCCCGTTGCGGCTATCTTGATCTTTTGCCTGCACATGGGTTTCCAGGCTGCCCCACTCAAGTTGTCCCTTGCTATGCACATGCTTTGGAATTTTACCGTGTGTGTACTCGTGTGTGATCCTAGCGTTGCACGGGGCCTTTGAGCTCCCGGGAAAACATCCTCATCCCTCATCCAACGCTGGCATTTTTACTGCGCGACCACGCTCCTGATCCAACGCAAGCCCCGCCCGCCTTTCTTAAACCCTTGGCTACCGCTTGGGGCTACGTAGACCGCGCACTCCGAACTACTGGTATTCCGCACGCAATAGTACGGGCAACTCGACATCCAAACGAAACTCGGTCCATCGACGCTGCCTTGATGGCCAAACAAAAACGAACTGCAATTGTGGGTTATGCGAAGCCGCCAAATCGCGGGCCCGGTCGCAAGAAGGCTGCTGGGCGGCGAACCGCTATTGGGCGGCGTACGGCCCCTGTCGTTGTTGTGGCACCAGCTGCGCGCCGTGCCCCGATGAAGAAGCGACCCAGTGGGATGCCGCGCGGCAAGCGGCTCGCCTACCTCGCTGCCAACAAGTTCTCTATGGACCAAGCCACCTTCTCTGGTCGCGATCTGATCGAGAAGGTCACGTTGTCTGCCACCAGCGGCACTGCCCAGTCAGGCGCTGATGTTGCTGGCACCGTGCTCTACTCCACG